CTCACAGTCCGCAGTGCTCACCGATCCGACCAGCCCTGCTGAATGGATCAGCGACATCTACGACGCATCGTCAACCATCTTGACGAACTCGAATGGCAACCTTCCCACTCACTTGTTCTTGAGTCCCAATATGTGGGCCGCTGCAGGCAAGCTCGTGGACACCACTGGTCGTCCGTTGTTCAGCAATGTTGGACCAATGAACGCTTATGGCTCACAGTCACCAGCATCCACCGACGGAATCGTCGCGTTCGGATTGCGCGTTGTCGTTGACCGTAACTTCGCTGCCGACACTTGTATCGTCGGTGACGCATCAGGATTTGAGATTTTTGAATCCATGCGTGGGGCAATTTCGATTGACGTACCATCAACCCTCTCAAGGACTATCGCATGGCGCGGACTGCTGGCGACCCTGATGATTGACGCAACCAAGTTCGTCAAGTTGACCTGAGCCAACTGAGAAACTGAAGGGAACTGGATCATGGCCGTATTCACTGTCACTCACGCTCAGCGTGTAGACAACTACGCCGTGATTCAGACCCTTGAGTCAACCGACATCACAGTCGGACAGACGATCGTAGTAGCAGGAGTAGGGAACGATTTTGATGCGACATATATCGTTCAAGCGATTCCTACTTACTACTTCGTTGGTGTTGATAGTCAAGGCGATTTCGAATACAACTACGAGATCACGATTCAGAATCAACTCCTCGTCAAATCAAGTTTCAGCGATTATCAAAGATCTGCAGCAACTGGAACAGTTACATGGACACAGAGCTGCACTTGGACCACAGTTGCAAACGTGCAAGAGTTCCTCGGGATCGCGTCGGCCACGGCAAATGACACCGCGTTCTTGACGACCTGCGTCGCAGCTGCGAACGCTTGGTGCTTCAAGCGTCGCGTGCAGGCTGGTTACCACGACAGTCTTACCACTGTCCCTGATGGCTCCGTGCTATTGGGAACCACGCTCTATGCGTCTGGTCTGTACCGGGAACGCGGAACCACTGGAGATTCGTACGCGTCGTATGGTGACATGAGCGGACCACCGTTGATGACACTCGGACGCGTCAACCAGTTGCTCGGTGTCAAACGATCGCAAGTGGCATGAGATGTCAGGAATCTTCACCGATGCCATCAGCACCATCTCCGCGTCACTCACTGCGCTCGGTCTCAAACCAGTCACCGACCCACGCAACGCAAGACCGCTCACTGTGTTCATTGAGCTCCCTGCGTTCCAGTCGTACGGTGCGAACCCGACATCAAAAGTCAGTGATGTCACAATCACTCTTCGAGTCCTTGGTGCCCCACCCTCCAACCAAGACACAACCGATTACATACTCGGAGTCGTGGACACCATCCTCGGTTCCAACATCGCAGTCACTTCGGGTCAACCATCCATCGCAACGGTGGGCAGTCAAGACCTCCCGTGCTACGACCTCACCGTCAAACTCACAGCGACACGCTAACTAGAAAAGGAAAACATCATGGCAATCGTCTATCAGGGATCGGGCAAAATCGTTATCGGTAACGCCACACCCAACAACAACATCAGTTTGAACTGCTCGTCAATCAGCCTTGAAGTGGGCTACGACAGCCTCGAAGCAACGGTCATGGGCAACACTGGCCACAAGTTCGTATCGGGCCTCCAAACGGTGAACGTCAGTGCAGCTGTATTCCTTGAGTACGGCAGCACTGCAGTTGAAAAGATCATCTACGACTTAATCGGTGATGGCGACACTACGATCGTGATCTCACCAGACGATGGCGTAGCTGGCGTATCGAACCCGACCTATACGATTTCCAATGCGATGATCTCCAGCGCAATGGTCGTGAACTCCGTTGCCGGGTCACTTGACACCATGACGCTCACCGCGACTGGTGGCACTTGGGTCCGCGCAACAGCCTGATCTAACTAACAGAAAAGAGACCCCGACATGATTGGCATGACGCTCAAAGTAGAGATGCTTGACGGACAGATCCACGAAGCACCGATCACCTATGGTGTCGCGTGCAGGTGGGAGGACCAACATCCTCAACTGTCCGTCGGGCGATTCTTAGAAGACATGAAGTTCAAACCACTCGCATGGTTGGCATGGGATGCGGTCCGCTCTAGCGGAGTTGTCGTCGAATTGTTCAGCAAGTGGGTGGAGCAAGTAGGGGACATCACCTTCGTCCCAAAAGACAAACCCAAGCAGGACGCGCAGTCAACCTCATAGCGCAGCTGGCGATCAGGACAGGCATTAGTCCATTGGATCTGATGGACTGTCCAGCATCAGTTGTGAATGAGATGGTTCGCTTGCTTGTTGAAGAGAACGAGAAAGCGAAGCAGAGACGATGAGTCTAGGAATTGATCTGAAACCGACAGGGCTCAAGGAGGCTCTTCGGACGATCAACTCCATTGATCCGAAACTGCGTCGTGAATACGGCAAACAGATACGCGCACTCGGTCAAGTAGTTGTGGATGCGATCACTCCGCTTGTCCCGTCGTCGTCGCCAACTCGCGGTATGGATGGACCGTGGCGTACCGGGTGGAAGAACGGACAGACGAAGAACATCGTCGTCAAGACAAATACGCGTAAAGCTCGTAAACGCAACATTGCTAAAGGTGCCCAATATGAAACCATCGGAACGATCACAGTCGGAACAAAAGGTGCAGCTCTCGCGATTGCGGACATGGCTGGCAAGAGTGGTAACCGCGGTCGCACTGGTCCACGTGGCCGTCCAAACTTTGCTGGAGTTCTTAGCGAAAAGATTGGACGCGGTCCGTCGCGCATGGTGTGGGCTGGTGGAGAAAAAGCCATTCCAGACTTTCAGAGGGCTCTTGAACCAGTTGTCAAAGAAGTAATCTTTCTAGCGAATAAAGAACTGATGAAGGTGAGCCGCTAATGGCAATTAACATTCCGATTCTCACCGAGTTCCAAGACAACGGTATTAGAGCTGCGAAGAAGGCTTTTGAGAACTTCCAGAGCGCGGTCGGTGATGCTCAAGGCGGACTAGGAAAGTTCAAGGCTGGAAGTTCAGCGATATTTGATGCAGTCAAAGCAAACGCTGGAGCAATGGCTCTCGGTGGTGGTGCAGCTATTGCAGCGTTCGCTCTCAAGGGCGTCGCTGACTTTCAGAATCTCGCGTTAGCAGCTGACGAGTTCGCAGGCAAAACAGGTCTCACAGTTGAACAAGCGTCTCGATGGAAAGAAGTCGCTGGAGATCTAAACATTGAGCAGGGAGCATTAGAGACCACGCTCGGCAAGATGAACCGAACGATCGGCGATAACCCTGATCTGTTTCGTGATCTTGGTATTGATCTTGAATACGCTAAAGATGGATCGCTGGATGTCAATGCGACATTCCTCAATACCATCCAGCATTTAAAGGATATTAAGGACCCTGCCGAACGCGCCAAGGAAGGCGTGAAACTTCTTGGCAAGAACTGGCAAGCCACAGCAAACCTGATTCAGTTAGGTGCAGGACCGCTAGAAAAGGCTCTTGCTGATGTTTCCGATCAGCAGGTCATTGACGAATCCGAAGTTGCGAAGGCTAAAGAGTTCCGCGATCGGATGGACGAACTCAAAGATTCGGTCGGCAAAGTTGCACTTGAATTAGGTGAAACGCTTATCCCTGTTTTGGCTGAAGCTGCAGGGTTCATTGCTGATGTCATGGAACCGCTGATCGCGTTCTCTGATTGGGTCCACAAAGACGACATCATGCCCAAAGTGCAGGAGATTATTCAGGCATTTGAGGACCAGTATCAGGCCGCTAAAGATTCCAAAGATGAGATCGCTTTATACGGTCGAGCAGCTCAGACAGCGTCCTACCAAGCCGAAGAATTAAACCTTCAGGTGCAGGCTCAAGCGCGCTTCGCGGAAGATGCCGATCTCAAATGGCAGGCTCTCAAAGGAACGCTCAATCTCAATCAGGCTGTTACTAACGCCGAAGCAGAATTGACTCGTCTGGCCGAAGCTGCCGCGAAGGCGATGGGTGGTTCCGAAGAAGATGTAAAGAAGTTCAACACGGAGCTGGATACCGCAAAACTCAAAGTGATCGCTCTCGCCGATCAGGTCACGTTGTCTTCTAGGAATCAAGCAAAGATTCAGATCCTGGTGGAGAAGGGGCAACTCCAAGAAGCCATTGATTTGATTGAGCGAATCGGTAACGCTGCTAATGGCGGTCTGATTGGTAAACAAAAGGCTCGTGAGTTGGGCGCTGGTTTCGCTCCAAGAGCTGCAGGAGGCCCTGTAGTGGGTGGCTCAACCTACTTAGTGGGTGAACGCGGTCCCGAACTGTTCACACCGTCGTCGTCTGGAAACATCACACCGAACGGTGGATTCGGTG